ACTTTCTTCCACCTATGCTTGGGATGGAGAACTTGACAAATGTGATGCTGTTCTGGTAGAATTACAGACAGTGAGAACCTACCAAGTAGAATCGGGTAGCCTCTTTTACCCCCTATTTTAAGATTGGAAAACAGAGGATTGACTATAATGACGGTAAAATCCACGGTTGGAATGGTGAGAATTTGGACAGTGGGTTCCTGTAGGCGTATTGAAAAAGCTTGAATACTAAGTTAAAACGCTGTATAAAATAGACAGACAAGGAGAGAATCAACATGCAAGAGACACCTTATAACTACGCAACAAACTACAAAGTCGGTGATAAAGTCGTTGTTAAGGAAAACCCTTATCGCGCAACCGCTGCTGCTGGTGGCGTTAGCCGTGTGGGTACAATTGCCTATGTGACTGATGTAATAGAAGGTTTTGGTTGCCAATTGGCCCTTGACCCTGACTGTGACCCAGATGAACACAGTGACCGCAGCTTATACTTTTTGGAAGGGCAGTTTGAACCTTACAATGGGAATGAAAATGCTTAAGGTGGGTGATCGTGTAAAGCTTTCTAATCAAGGTATCGAAGACTGGTATGATGCGAGGTACAAAGCAGCGAACCCTAAAGACACTCTTGGTACTTTTGTACGCCCCTTTGAGGGAGAAGATTTTGCATACGTAGTTCTTTGGGACAACGGTTGTGAAAACGTATACCGAATTGGTGATCTAGATTTTGTGAAAGAGTGGCTACAATGAAGCTTGATCGTTTCTACTGCCACCAATGCGAAATCTGGATTGAGTTTGAAGAAGACCTTTGCCTTGAGTGCTACAAGGATCAAGAGGCAGAGGATCACGATGGGGATGACTACAGCTATGAAGACTGACCTTATGGAAATCTCTATTGGATCGAACTGGTTCGACTACTACAACGTAGAAGACTTCTACTTCATCCTTGATGATTACTACAAGGAAGTGGTAGAGGATTACTGAGTAGTAGGTCAAGGGTTCTTTCTAGAGTATCTATATAGGTAGTAGTCTATAGTTACTTCTATGGGAGTATCATATAGGGAACCTTGGCGGAAAGGTTCTTTTAGTAAGTGGTTGTGTAGTTGGGTGTTGTCAAGAGGTACTGAGAAAATTATTTTTCACCCTTGTCTAAGGGAATTTTCTTGACACACTCAAACATACAGTCTATCTAGGAACCTTCCGAGGTTAACACCTTCCGTGGAAATTGGAGTGTCTTATGTCTGAGAGGTATGGTAATAGAAAAGTGCCTAAGATGATTGCCGAATGGCGTCACTTGGTAGCTGTAGCTAGGGCCGAAGGTACACCTAACATTCAAGATGCTCTGGACAAGGTTGAAAGTCATATTGATTACGCCTATATGATGGCTTCAACACAAGGAAATAAGAATGAGTGATTACGAAGAAAAGCACCTACCTTGTCCATACACGGATTGTGGTTCCTCTGATGCTTTCTGTTTCAATACACAGAAGAAAGTAGGATTTTGCCATTCTTGTGGCAACTCTTACCCAAAGAGAAAGATGAAAGGTGTTTTCGATTGGGTGACTGAGAAGTACCATTTGAATAAAGAGGTTGAAGTGAAAGACGAGAGTGTTATTGAGACAGAAGAACCTAGTGGCATCTGGGATTACCGGGGGCATCGCAAGGTTACTTCCTCTACCATGACTACCTACGGCGTGAAGTCTTTTGTTGTTGATGATCTACCCATCAAACACGTCTATGTTTACCCCGATGGGTCGAACAAGACAAGGTTCTTTCCTAAAGAGTTTGCAACAGCAAGCGGCTTTCGTAGTGATCGTCTGTGGGGTATGGACAAGTTTCCTGCTGGTTCTGCTAAGGCTGTAACCATCACAGAGGGGGAACTAGATGCTATGTCGGCATACCAGATGCTTGGCAGCAAGTATCCTGTGGTGTCTCTACCTTCGGCTACACCCAACAAGAAGCTTCTAGAAAACTGCAAAGATTGGCTTGGTTCATTCGAGAAGATTTACTTGTCTCTGGATGCTGACGACAAGGCTGAACGGTTTGCTCTAAACCTGATGAACCTGTTTCCGGGTCGTGTCTATAAGGTGCCACACGATGTGTACAAAGACGCTAATGAATTTCTGTTAGCTGATGCGGGTGACAAGTATCGTAGTGCTTGGTGGTCCTCTGGTGTGTTTACACCTGATAATATCTATGCTACTGAGGAAGACTTCCTTGAACTGCTACACGATACGCCGGATCACGCATACATTCCAACCAATATCTACTCTCTAGACGAGAAAATTTTGGGGTTGATGCAAGGTCACTTCACGGTTATCAAAGCCCCAACAGGCATTGGTAAGTCGGAGTTTATGCGCTATCTGGAGTACAACTTCATCAAGAACTATCCTGATGTTCGGTTTGCTACTTGGCACTTGGAAGAAACCAAACTTCGATCTTTGCTTGGTGTGGTATCCTACTACCTTGGTGACAACCTTACACGAAAAGACCTGATTACTGAAAAGAATCGCTTGCAAGATGTGGAGATGGCGATTAAACATATCACTCACAACACGGGTTATATGCAGTTTCACCTTCGGGAAGAAGATGGCGCTGATGAACTGGTTGAACAAATTCGTATCTTGACGCAGGTATATGGGTGTAAATATGTGTTCTTTGAACCAATCCAAGACGTTGTTACAATCTCTAGTGACGAAAGCAAGGAAGCTATATTGGCGGATTTGTCTGTTCGTTTGTCCAAACTTGCCGCTGATCTGAACATTGGCATCGTAACTATTGGACACACCAATGAAAACGGGGATTTCAAGTATTGTAAGATGATTGGTCAACGTGCATCTGTTATTATCGACCTTGAACGTGACAAGGAAGCAACAGACATGCTTGATCGTAATACTACAAAGCTTGTTGTTAAGAAGAACCGCCCGTGTGGGCTAGAGGGAAATGCGGGTGAATTGCTTTTCAATGGCGATACGTTCACCCTTGCAGAGAAAGGAAGTGGCTGGTGACTAATTATTACAAATCTTGGAGAACTGGTCGTCAGACTGGAATCCCTTGCTGCGAAGCGTTGACGTTGGAAGGCTGCATTGTTACTACAGTGGAATACCTTGGACCTTTTTATAACTTTGTCGTAAAAGATGATAAAGATGAAGTTGTCTATGAAAGAGTGGTTTATGAGGGGTACGCAGAATGAAAATCAAATCTGTAACTATTGAACCCCTTAGTGGGAAACATTATGGAACAGAGGTTTTTGTAAAGGTCTTTGACCAGTTTGGTTTTTCAAACGATATTTCAATCTCTATTTCAGGCTACTACCCTGCACCTAGTCAGAGGGAGATTGACAACGGGTGGGAACCTGACGAGGGAATGGACCATGTAGAGACAGAGGCAGAGCATGTTATTGCCCTAATTATCAAAGAGGCACTTGAAAAGTGGATCAAAAATGAAAGATACCGATGCCTTTGAAGATTGGCTAAACTCGGCTATTATCAGTAGTGGTGGTCTTGAAAGCCGCCGTGATTTTATTGAGAAACACTGTATCCGTAAGGAAGACCTAGAGTGGGCCTTTGTATCAGGCCGTATGTCTTTGCGTAAAGAGGAATTAGAGAAAGAGACTAAATGAAAATCATTGTACTAGACAGTGAAACTAATGGTTTTCTTGAGACAGTCAACACACTCCACTGTGTAGCTTGGACAGAGGATGGGGAGAACTACAACCACACAAACGACCGCAACAAGATTAAAGAAATCCTACTTGACCCTGAAACCCTAATCGTCTGCCACAACGCTGTCCGATACGATCTTCCTGTATTCAATAAACTGCTTGGTACTAACCTGACATACCTTAAGTTTATTGACAGTCTAGCCTTGTCTTGGTACCTTAACTTTGACCGTTCATCGCATGGTCTTGAAAGCTATGGCGTAGATTATGGTGTACCTAAGCCAAAAGTGGATGATTGGTCTAACCTTACCTACGAAGACTACAGCCACCGTTGCGTAGAAGACGTTAAGATTAACTGGCGTCTCTGGAAGGAGTTGGAAGGCAAGTTAATCAAGTTGTATGGTTCTCTTGACAAAGCCATGTTGCTTATCCAGTATCTTGGTTTCAAGATGGACTGTGCAAGGGAAGCGGAAGAAGTTGGGGTTCGTCTTGACGTAGAACGCGCACAGCGCAACTATGATGAACTGGAACAGCTACAAGAGGAAAAGTTTAAGGAACTGGTTGTAGCTATGCCTAAGCAACCTGTGTATAAGACGTTTAAGCGTCCCGCACAGAAAGTTAAGAAAGATGGTACACCAACAGAGGCGTGGAAGAAGTGGTTAGGTGTCCTGTTCCAAGCTGAGTTGCCATCTGATTACGACAAAGACGAAGTGGAGTTGATTGTCGATTGGGAAGATGCAAACCC